GTAGCTTAGTGCTTAATGATAGTGCTGTACAAGCAATCATTAGAGACGTGCTAGGCATTCCTAATGTTTATGTAGGTCAAGCTAGACGTGAAACCGCAGTACCTGGCGCCACATCTTCAGAAGCTCAAATCTGGACAGATTCAACTATCTTCTGTGGTATCCTTAAAGGTAGTGATGCAATCGTACAAAAAAGCGGCAATGTTAAAGGTATGCCTGTGGCTGCTCTTAATTTTGACTTTGGCAATATGGTTGCGGGTCAATATGATTCATTAGACGCTACTAGACGTTATGTGTATGCTGAGGAAGTACAACAGTTCAAAGCTATTGACTCTACACTAGGCTACATCTTAACAGCATGTATCTAATATAGTGAGCGCCCATGTGTGACAGTACAACCCCTACATTATTAAGTGAAGTTGACGCAGATAAGAAAGCAATAGCTGACTTGCAGGCGCAGCTATCCAAGCAACGTGGGGCGCGTGCTGACATCACAAAAGCTAAGATTGATGAGCTTAAGACTATCATCAAAGCTGAGAATAAAATGAAAGCATCCCTAGCACGTGCTAGGGGTAGCTTTCTAAAAACTTTAGAGACTGCTATAGATGCCACTAACCCACTAACTTTATTATCTCTAAGTAGAGACCAGCTAGTTGACTTTATCCTTAAGGGTGGCATGGGTATAGCGGTGGATGACTTTATTAACCAAGCTGATAAGATTACTCAGTCAGTTAATAAGACCATGGGAAAGATACAGCCAGGCTTAGGCATCACAGGCACTATACAAAATGAGCTAGACATTATGCAGACCGCGGCAGTAGAAGGGGTATTTGATGATGTTATTTTACCCACCATTACTGCGGGGGTGAGAGATGCACTTACAGCTATAAGTGTGGATGTGCCCGTTAGCTCTGCTATCTCTGCGCTATCACTCAAGATGGAGAAGGCGCAAGGTAGGCAGTTAACAGAGATCAATACTAAGCTTAGTATGTATGGGCGCAGTGTGACTGCGGCCGTAGCTGAGAGTGCGGGTATTAAATACTATTTATATACGGGCCCCCTCGATGGCCTTACTAGGCGCTTTTGTCAACCCCTAGTAGATAAGGTGGTAAGTGAGTCACAGATGAGGCGCTTAAATAATAAGCAAGGCCTAAGCGTAAAGACTGCGGGCGGGGGTTATAATTGTCGACATTCATGGAGCCCCGTAACTGAGGGCTTTATAAAAGCAGCACAGCTAGACAAAGCAACTACTAAAGATATATCAGATGCTAATAAAGGGGCTAGGAAATGAAAAAAGCAGTAACGGGGCAAGATTATACTTTTACATGGAATAGCGCGGCCCCTGTGAGTGGCACGCCTAGTGTAACCTTTAAGGCGTCTAGTACAGTCACTAGCAACCTTACCCACTCACGCGCAGATATAAGCGTGACTGCATTAGCTAATGATAGGCGTACACTTACTATAGCTAGTAGTACTAGTTTAGAACGTGATCAAGAGTTATGCTTTTTAAAGACTGATGGTGACACATGGTATAGTGTAAAGGTGATAAGGATAGTGGGCACCACTGCTATATTAGCAGAGCCCCTACCACGTGAGATAGACCTATCTAGCGCGGCCTCATTAGAATTCTCTACCTGGTATGTGACAGCCTCAGCTAGTAACGTTACTAGTACAAGTGGTACATATCAATATGAGATAAGTTATGTAGCAGACTATGGACAGAATACACAAAACAAACTAGACAAGGGTGTAGTTAAAGTCACCCCGCGCCCGTTTGACACTGGGCTAGATCATGAGTCACTAGTTAATAAATTTGCTTCACTAGCTGACTTAGTGCCTAGGCGTCAAAGTGATTTTAGCCCACAGATTAAGGCGGCTTTAGATGAGTTATCCTTAATGCTTAGAAATAGGCTTATAGACTCAGATGTCACAGAAGATGAAATCTTTAACGCTACTGACTTTGAGCTATGCCACGCATACTGCACAGCGGCCCGTATCTATGAAATGAATTTACAGCTTGACGCCGCAGACGCCATGCGCACACGTTGCATGGAATTATTAGACCTGGCGCTTAGGACTGTAGACTTAGATCTAGATGGGGATGGGGTACTAGATGAGGGTGAGCTTAATTTAGAGAAAGCAGGGGGCAAGAGTACAGACTTTAGGGCATCATGGAAAGCGTACAATAAGTCTAGCTATGATAAAACCTTCACCCCCGCACGCGCCATGAGGCACTAGCCATGGGGGTTAAAGTCAATCTAAACTTACCCGTATCCGTATGGGAGGTACAAGACACTAAGCGCATAGCTTTAAATACTGTGGCCACTGTCAAGAGACGCACAGCAAGTGGCATAAGCTCAGAAGGCAAGCCGTTTAAGAAGTACTCTAAAAAGCCGCTTTATGTAGCTTACAAGGGGGCACGCCTTAAGCCTAAAGGTGGGCGCGTATCGCGTACAGGTAAGAGTGTATATTATGCGGGGGGCTATCAGCAATATAAGCATGACTCACGCAAGCGCTCTAGAACTAATCAAAATGTAGGCGGGCGCGCTCAGAGTGCAGAGGTGGACTTAGTGCTTAGTGGGCAACTTATGAATAACTTAGTAGTACTAGAGGCCAGCTTAACTAGATTTAGAATAGGGCTTACTAAGCATGTGCGCCATTATGGTTATCATGTGCATCAAGAGCGGCCCTATATAGGCTTGACAGATGACGAGATAAATATTCTAGTAGATGCTGTGGCCTATGATATCAGTCAAAAGTTAAGGGGGCGCAAAATATGAGCCGTGGTATATTTGAATCCTTAGATTATATTAAAGATATGATTCAAGACATCCTACCTAAAACAGATACGCATCATGGCTTTATCTGCATAAATGATGGTAGCGGGCTAACCACATCCCTAAATGATAGGTTTGAGGGTCAAAGACAATTTACATTAGAGCTCTTAGGGTTACCCCTAGATGATGGGTCAAGCGGTCTTAGTGGGCGTAAGCGGGTAACTGTAGAAATCCATATTAGATATGCAATACCCAAAGAAGAGGGCTTTAAAATTCGCATTATGACTGAAGATGCTAGTAAGATTATAGACACTATAAAGGGCCCGCAGTATAATTTTAATACGACTGGCATTATAAGTGTAATACCTGGCACCTCACGTGCTGAGATAATTACTGATAATGCGGGTGATACTATAGGCCACCTGCTTATAGTTCCTTTTGATTTGCTTTATTTGGAGAGTTAAACAATGAGCGTAACACATAGAACACTAGGCGTAGCTCAAGAGTCAAGCTTTGGCTCACTATCTGCTACTACTAATTTACCCGACAATAGCGGATACACTTATATATCTATCCCATGCGAGATGGATCCTATTTTAATTTATGGTGAGCCTGTGGCTAGTGAACGTAATGATGCTAGAGATGGCAATTACTTTAACCAACCTGAGCCAGACACTGTATATAACTCAAGTGGTGATAGAGTACGCCGCCGCACAGGTCAAGTACAGCTAAGAGTAGACTTAACCACAATAGGCACAGCGGCTAACACATATGATGCAAACTACTTAGGCTATCTTTTAAATGGTGGCTTTTTAAATAGAACAAGTGGCGTAACATCTGCGACAGTGGCAACCATTACAGATACTAACAGCTTTACAGTATCAAGCGGTGGCCCCACTGCTAGTGATGTGGGTACACTTATCAGCACTATCCTTAATGGTAAAGTAGAGTACTCAGCTATTACAGATGACAGTGATACATCTAGCGACATTACAGTAAGCCCCGCCTTTAGCGCAGGCTTTACGGGTACCCCTACCATTAGAGGTACACAAACATATTACCCAGGTAGCCGCACCTTTACAGGCACATACACTAACTCACTTACTTTTAGAGTGGATGGTGTAAACTTTAGAAGCTATGCCTATGGCTGTGTTTTAGAATCCTTAGCTATTAGCTTAGATAACGGGCGCCTCATGGGTGATTTTACTTATCAGTCTGCGTGCATTCAAGATG